TTTTAGGCTCTCAATCAGGTAATAATTATACTGGTAATGAATCATCTAATATATTGATTGGAGCTCTGAACGACGGAACAGTTAGCGAATCGAATGTATTGAGAATAGGAAACGCTACCGGTACGGGGAATGGAAATATTAATGCCTCGTATATACAAGGCATATATGGTGCATCTCCCTCATCTCCTCAGGTGGTAACGATTAATTCGGCTGGATTGATGGGAACAGGAGGCACCACCGTATTAAATTTAGGAAGTGGAATTTCTACAGCTCCCGTAAGTTCTCATACAGCTACTTCAGGATTTGGAACAATTACGGCTGGAACAGCAGCTCAAAATACATTAGGGTATGATGTTTTATTGACTATGGTCATAAACATAACCGCAGCAGTTACAGGTGCTACAGTAAAAATTGGGACTGGATCTACGTCTACTCCAACAGTTGATGCAATTACCCCTTCTTTATCGGCAGCCACAGTCATCTCAGCAAGTGCCATCGTCCCAAGTAACTACTACATATTAGTAAACACGACTGGAACCATCACTATAGGCAGCATAACAACAGTCGCAACGCCCATTTAATTAAAGCGGAAGTGTGCTATTTAGACCTACTCAAGAGATCCGGATTCTGATGTTGCTGTTGGCCCTTGGCCTCCTATCTACGATGGTCTCGTCATGTATCTATGAGTTCATTCACGCCCCTTCTCCCATTTTCCTTTTGGGAGCTGGTAGATGAAAACGATCCCGTCTTGGCACTCTATGCAATACAGTAGATTGCCGGTATGTTCATCCAATTCTTTGACCTTCCAAGCAAGGGGATACCCCACTCGGGCAGTTGCGATCTCCGCCATGGTAGGCAGATCATCTATGCATATCGATTGATAAGCTTCTAACATTCTACACCTTCCTTCATCCAAATCTTAAGTCTGGGTATGAAAACATATCGATGATCGTATTTTCATACCCAAATACCCGAGAATGGACGGCGTCGCCGAACTTGTCTCTAAACTGAACTTCGGTAAAATTGGTGCATAAAACAGTCGGCTTCATCGACTCATACCGTATATCTATAAGGGCGCAAGTGACATCCCTTCTAAACGTTCCGCTTCCTTCAGATTCGAAACCAATGTCGTCTATCATCAAAAAGAAGTGGTCACAAAGATAGCTCACCTCTCGCTTATAGTCACCCTTCATCTCAAAAGAGTCCCTAACCCTTTCATGGAATTTTGATTGCTTGAAGTAGTAGATATCCGAAACCTTCCCATGCATCCAGTGGATCAGAGCCGAGCATAGGTACGTCTTTCCGCAGCCAGGTCGCCCCATCAACACCAAAAAACCAGTGCGGTTCTTTATCCAGTCGGCCACTTTTTGAGCATCTGATTCCAAGAGTCTTGTGTTATAGATTTGTGCTCCGGCGTACCTTCTACCGATAAGCCCTGATTGGAGTTGATGGACTGCGGGGGATACGGATTCTTGTTTTTCCATGAGGGGTTTCCTTTCTTAAGTTCTTTTCGAAGCCAAGATTCTGCCACGGAGGCATGATTTGCGTATGCTTTAAACTTACGTGGGCTAGCCTGAGCATATAGGTTCATGTCCAAGATAATCGATTCTAGGGCATTTAAACCGTATTGACGGGCAAGCCTGTTGAAGTCTGTGATAGGCATCTTAACTTGATCTCTTTGAAAGAGGGGTTCCCCTTCCGAAGCAGGGGGGGGGGCGGGGGGCGAAGCCCCTCGCGGTTCTTCTTTAGGTATATCTGTTTTAGTATCTGTGTTCTTAGTATCTGGTATAGGTTTGCCGATTTCGCCACCTTCAGCGGGGGTTCTGCCACATACATGGGCAGATTTGCCTATCGTAAACATTTTTTGAATTGAGGCCTCATCAACCCCAAATTCTATCTCGTTAGCGAAAGCGTACCATAGAGTCTTGTCAAAACCTTTTTTGTTATAGTTCGCCTGTAAGAGGACTCCTTTTTCAACGAGCTTCTCGCATATGCGGCGGATTTGATCTACCGAGAAATAGGGGAAATGGTCAGCTATCTCTTTCCTGGTTTGATAAGTCCACGCCCTCCCTTCCTTGATATTCCGTTTATTCATCCTGTTGATCCGTATCCAATGCTGGAAATGGTGGATGATGATGGCCTCTTCGATACTGAATTGGGTCGCAAGAGCGATGTCGAAACTATGATGCTGGGATGAAATTGACATTTTTATCTCCTATTTTTGTAGGATCTAAGTGCCTTTTCCTTTTCCCCTTGCTATTTCGCTTGGAAGAAATTACCCTTGTGGGTAAGATATCCGATGTTTATCTCCATCAGATACCAGGTGGTAGTTTCACCTGATCCGGAAAGGGGGCCTTTGGGGGCTCCCTTTCTATTTTTCACCCGATCCTATTAAAATTTAGATTTCAAATCCATATTTTATTTTCATGACCCTCAATGTTAAGACTTCATTAAGTTATTGAATATAAACCGGACGAGCGGATATTGTGTCTCTTTTTCACCAAGAGGCTATCTATGAAAGTTGAAGAAATATTTGATAAGATCGACGATATAAAGGAGAAGTTTCGAGACTTCTTCCAACAGAGAAAAAAGGTGACGGCCTTGGAAAATCACGCCCTAGTTCGTTTCTTTTCCAGGGCCGAGACAGAAGTTTTATCCACCATCAAGTTCTGCATGAAGGGGTCATTTCTTCAAGATGAGGATGCCGATTGGATGAATCGAAAGCTGGATCGGCTCCAAATCAATTATCTGGACTGGGCTCATCGAACAAAGTGGCTGAAAAGTGAGATCAATAGAAAAAGGGCTCCGATAAAACCAATCCCGATTCAAACCTTTTTTGATTTCAAGATGCATCCAAATCCTCAAAACTTGAGGTTAGATATCATCAATCCAGGCTGGGGATCTAAAAAGAGAGCAAGAATATGACGCTCATTGTATTGACTATCAGCTCGGCCTTCATCGCCGGAGCGCAGTGTTTTTATGTATTTAATCTTTACAAAAAGCTCACCAAGATGAACATCACTTTAGAGGCTATATTGAGCGGATTTGTTACTCCAAGGGTAGAAATAGAGGCACCAAAAATAGCTGGGGCTAATAGACGAGCCCGCACTGAGGCAGAGAAACAAGCCGCTTCGTTAAAGAAAAAAGAGTGGTGGGAAAAGAAAAGGGCCTCCGATGCGTTAAAGCAATAGAAGCCCCCTGAAAGGGAAAATCAGACGGCCACACCTTGAGGCGCTGACGAGAACTTTGCGAACATCCTTTTGAATTGGGCCAAGGCGGTCGGATCTAGCGCCGCACGGACGACATCATCAATGGTCCTGGATTTGGTTATCGCTCGCAGCTTTAACCAATCTTCCAGGCGCTCAGTGTCGATTCCATCGAGCTCTAGGTGTTCCTTGAGTTCATCTATCGGGCTCATTGACCCAGAATGCCCTTTATTTGGCTTAGTATCGATTATCTCATCAAATCCATCTCCCTCATCGTCTATAATGTGGATATTTGATCTGAGAGGCTCTGATAGAGCCCAAGCCCAAGGGTCCCCAGCCTCAAAGAGAGCTTCCAAAACAACCGGAGAGCTTTTAACGGCTGATTTGATCTCTTCAGATATTGGCTTATGAGGCACTGGATTGATCGAATATTTGACCTTTTGACCCGATCCTTCCTTATGCAACTTCAAATCATACCCTGTGATATCGCCCCAATCCTCAGAATCGGAGAGATTATCCAGCGCCATGATGATCGTCTTTTGGGTAAATTCTAAGACGAATAGACCTTTTCGGGCATAATCCCACACGTAACAGCTGACGAACGCCTTGAATGGCTTGTCAGGATCAAATGATTTAGACGGCCTTTTTTCGTGCCGATATCGGTGGGGTCTTTCATCTTTCCAATCGATCCATCCAGAGATAGGAGTCTGAACGATTCGGAATCTGCTTTCACCTTGAGGCATATCTTTCAATTTCCAATAGCGGCTATTTGACATCGCATCTTTAAAGTCTTTTGGTAAAAATCCCATGATTAATTTTCCTTGTTAATTGTAATTTCATCTAGTTCTTAATTGAGTTACTTTTTCTTCGTACACTTCGATCCCTGGAATGTCGCTCACCCCTAATTTGATCTCCATGGCTACCATCTCTTCATTGACTTGCAGGTACTTTAAAGGCACCTTTGTCACATCAACAATTCGAAATTTCCTTACAGTTCGGGTAAACATCAAAGCCCCATCGCCTCGGACAGATTTATCTAAGGGCATTACCATTGGAACTTCATCCAGACCTAAAAGATCTGAAGCATCCTCAATGCGCTTTTCTTCCTCTTGCTTGAGCTTTTCTAAAAGCTGTTGATACCCATCACACTTTTGTTTGGCGATCGACTGGATCTGCTTTAAAGGGGCAGTAACCTCTTTGGCCTTATCGTTTCGGGTGTTGATCCGATCTTGATCGGGCTGGTTTGCTTGCTTACGGATGAACTCAATCCGCTTTTCCCAATCCTTAGAATCGGTATACAAACCAGTCATCTTTAAAAAGGCGTCTTGGTTAGTCACCTCCATAGATTGAGCCGTGGATACAATCGATTGGAGCTTGTCTTTGATGGAATCGTGTTTATCAACTAAAAATTCATCTACATTGGTAATTTGCGCAGTCATAATTAACTCCATATTCTTCTATTAGGTTCGTTATATACAATACATTCATAATTAAATTGAGCTCTCTCAATTTCATCTTTCAGATACGGTTCTAGGTCCCATACTTTTTTGGGTTCACACCCAATCTCATCATCTGGGTCTATTAGGTGATCTAACATATCCAACCTCTTACCTTACAGGCGGTAGGTAGATTCTTTTCATAGAAGTTAGAAGGCTTCTTTCAAGCTGCAACTCAAACTCCAACATCGATATCTTAAATTCCTTATCCATCAATTTAGATTGTAAGTCAAAAATTGTATTCAGGTAATTCTCTATGTCTTCTATACTCAAGTTATAAGAATATTTCATGTTTTCTCCTGTTGAGAACCCTTGATCTCTAGTCGAGGGTTTTTTGTTCGTACTACTTTGCCCATTGGCCCTTGTTATGTTCTGATACTCTATAATTTTCTGTTTGAGTGGTTTCCGCATCTAATAACTCGTAGTAACAGAATCTATATCGCAGTTCGCCCACCTTGAGTAGGGAAACATTGTCCCATCTATCAATAATTTCTTTGTTGGATATCTCTTTGGGGACGCCAGTTAAAACAGAAACGGTGCATCCGTTGTAGAATCCTGGATCTTTTTTTGAGATCCGAGACTTCTTTCGGCCTTGAGCATATTCAATTTTTACATCTCTCATATCTTCCTCATTTTTATTCGCACGAATGTAGCGTAACATACCTATGAATTTGTAGCTACATTTATCTTCCAGAAGTCATCGATAGCTTGTAAACAACGGGCAAACACTCTATTGTCAAATCTATATTGGAACACTTTGGGAAGCCCCCCAAACCGATCCAACTTCACAAACAAGAAACGGTCGCTAACGGGGATGCCCTGGCCAGTCAAAAGGTAGTGATACAGATGAGCTTGCATCGGCCAAGTAATAGGCGATTCTGCAGCAGAGGTCTTCCAATCGACGAGGATGCTTTCATCTTTGCCCTCCAGTTTGATGAGTGCGTCAATGCAGCCTGTAAGCATTTTATGGTCACAGTAAATCCTCTTTTCCGTCATAACAAAGACTGGCTTGATTGCGGCTCTCCACAGTTCGAAACTCTTGAAATAGGCGCGCTCTTGGAAGCCTGCAATTGGCAACTCCCCATCGATCTCTTGCTGGATCAGCTTATGGACACTCGTTCCCAAAGACGCCTTGCGCTCCAAAACATCTTTGTCAATGGCACCGAAGGTGCAGAAGGGCTTGATAATATCTGATACTCTAGCGTAAACTTTCCCGTTATGTTCTAACATCTTATACCTATAGGTTGATTTTTAACATATATGTTGCCACAATCACTAGATAAAGGTCACTACATTTTCCTATGAAGCCTAAAGAATATTTGACGAAATACAGAATCACTATCTCAGAATTTGCTAGAAGATGCGACGTTAGCGCATCTGGACTATGGCACTACTTCGCCGGAAGGCGCACACCCAGTCAAAGAACCGCCGAAAGGATGGAAAAGGAATCGGATGGCCTTGTATCGGTCACAGAATGGAGAGGGACCGATGACAGGTGCAAATGAGGAGTTTAACTCATTGAGCGAAGCGGCAGATTATGCCCGCATCTGCCGTCAAGCGGTCTTTGTCGCCATCCGAAAGGGCCAGTTAAAGGCGGAAAAAAGATTTGTTCTGAATCGACGCAATCGGAGGTTATTTCAGTGGATCATTAAGAGATCGGATCTTGATGAATATCGAAAAAACAAATACAGCCGAGAAAAGCGGATGGTCGAAGGGGAGAGACTCTTCGATTTAGAGAGGGATCGCCTAAGCGTTCTCCATGCGGCCAGGATCCTTAGCGAGGCTTTAAGATGCCCTTATCCAACTCATAGGCTATATTATCTATTGAGGGTAGGAAAAGCCCGTGGATTTAAAAGAGTAGGAGCGTGGATAATAAAGAAAGAAGAGTTGATACGCATTTATAAGATGGAGTGCGGTAATTCTGAACAAATGGAGTTGATACAATGACAGATGCTCATATCTTTTCAGCCGGACTCATGATCGGTGGCCTCATTAGCTGGGTCATATTCGTAGGGATCCATAAAAGATCGATTAAGGCGATTGAAGATTCGTCCATGAAGGCTTTGGATGACCTAGGCCAAAAGGCTAAGGAATCCTTGACTAGCTTGGCCGAGCTAATCAAGAAAGAAATCTCAAAATAATTTTCTTCAAATATAAAACCACACCTGGTAATTATGCCATATAGAAGGCTAGCTAGGTGTATATGCTCTTATTCGAAGTCAGGGGTATTCCAATTCCCCAAAAACAAACTCGCTTTGTTAGGGCTACAGGCATTGCTTATAACCCATCCAATAACGAAATACGGCAGCTCCAATGGCAGATTAAGCCCTACGCTCCTTCACAGCCCCTAAGCGGCCCGATCGAGATGCATCTGACCTTTTATATGCCTATCCCTAAATCGGCGTCCAGCCGGCTTAAGCTTCAGATGAAGAACGAAATCATCTTACCCACAAAGAAGCCCGATTTCGATAATTTGGCCTATTTGGTCACAAACGCCCTGAAAGGAATAGTGTATCTAGACGACGCTCAAATCACCGATTGCAGCATCCGTAAGCGCTATAGCGATAAACCTCGCACCGTAATCAAAATCATCCCCATCGACGATCTTCAACAAGTGGGGGGAACCCCGTGCGCGTGATCTTTGAAGAGGTCGAGGGGGAATATTTCTTCGAGATTGTCCTCACAGAGGATGACCTCGAACAGTTCCATACCCTCGGCGGCCTCATCGGAGATTTCGTTTGGGGCGGTAAGAGTATTAAAGAAATTAATGTCTATATAAGAAAGGAAAAGGAAGGTCAATTATGCCACTTGTTAAAGGAAAAAAAGCTAGTTCTCGTAAAGGGTTCTCAGAAAACGTCAAAAGAGAAATGGAAGAAGGCGGAAAGCCCCAAAAGCAAGCCGTTGCGATCGCTTATAGCGAAGCGCGCCGGGGGAAAAAAGCCGCTCCCAAAAAGAAAGCAGCCAAGAAAATGATGAAATAAGGAACAATCATGCTAATTAAATGGACATTTATATTTGATACAAATCACATGGCGATTGAAGTAAGAGAAGAGGCTGAAGATAAACGCATCTCAGAGAGCGTAGAAGCCTTCGTTGATCTTCTCTTCATCCCAAGCCCTGGTAAAGAGGCATTTATCAACCTGAAGAGCTGCAAGGCTATTATCAGGGAAGAGGTCCAAGAACCTCATCCTGAGGTTATTGCAGAGCCTATGGACATAGATGTTTAATGGTATATTCCACCATCCGATGATTTTCATCATCGGAGATTTTTCAATACAATATAAGTAGTGTTATAAGACGTTATAATTTTATAATCAGGAGTTTATATCATGAATATGAGTAGTAATTCCGACTTAAGGAAGTCAGAAAGGGAAGAAGTTGGGGGTATATCGCTAGAAACAGTCGCTAAGTTCGCGATGGTAGAAGAAATTCGATCGGTATCATCAAAGATGGATCGATTGTATAATGAGATTAAGGCAAAAATTCCTCTCGACGAACAGTACATTGCTTGTTTCCGTCAGATGAAAGAAGCTACCATCGAGCTAAAAAGAGCCAGAAAAGAAATAAAGAGAAAGAGCCAATGATTAAAGAGCTATTGGAATCGATAATAATAAAAAATGGATGGGGCCGCTATCGAGGGAGACGCGACCCTTTCCAAAAAAATCGATAACCAAAATATACATCCTTAATATACATCCTTCGATCAATTTAATCAAGCAGCCTAAAAGCACACACCAGAAGAAACGGTCAGAAATTTATCTATCCCAACGCTTGCTTCAATGAATGAAAGGCTGTCTCCAACGTCTTTATAGCGATACCCAATTGTGAGGGGAACCTGAACAATGAGCTTAGGGGTATAAGTGATGGTAGACCCTTCGCCTATCATCGTTCCAGCCTTAACGGTAGGGCCTATATAGCCCCCATGCAACCAAGTAGGCGCATAGTTGCAGTTAACAGACGTTAATACAATCTGATAGGCAGGGTGGATGAACATATCGGAGCCTACATCGAAGCCCAACTGCCCATTGTACATCTTCTTCCCTAGCCCTAGATATAAGGCCGTGGCCCTATCACCTTCTCGGACGAGAGGCATCGCCGCTCCCACCTTAATATAGTTACTGTATGTCCAATCAGATACGGTCTCTGCGGCATATGCACCGAAAGTTAGTATAATCGCAATAATATTCTTAATCATAAATCTCCAAAAGTTATTTAATTCTAAATTAACAACACAAACTTAATTGGACGCCCTGTCCTTTGAATCAACATCACATCTAGTCTCTCCCCAAAAATCCCAATCAATATTGTTGATCCGGTCTCCAATGGATCTTTCAACCTCCAACTGGTGCTTCTCTTTCTGATAGGTCCATGTCCCAAAATCGGGGAAATGCTCATTCTCGGTTCTAGGTGTTGAGTAGAATAGGGATCTTTCGGCGCAATAATCATCGCCAGGATGATGATACTCCCAATCCCATACGTAACATACACCGGCCACCGCAACGCCAATGCAGACCATATAGAGCACTATTCTGTGCAGCATATCAAACAGATTCATCGAAACCTCTCCTTTTGTGGTTTTTACACGAACAAGTTTACGAAACTCGCTACATTTACCACAAGTACTAGACTTTATTTTATTTGTATAGTAATAAGAAAGAAGAATCAAAATTAGGTATCAATATCAGCCAAGCAAAAAAAACTGAACCAAGGCATAAAGAAAATGCCAAACTCAATAAGATCAAGCGCGATGCTAGAAGTAAACGCCTAGCTACGCAAAATCTCGCACTTCAGAAAAGACCCGCCTGTCGCCCAAGAGAGTGGACCGATGAAGACATCGAATTAGAGACCGAAGCCCTAATCCGATGGATTAGCAACCCCAACAATTACTACTTTACAAGCTTTCTCATAGAGCGCGACCTCGATACAGCCCACCTCGATCGATTCGCAAAATATAGCGAAACGTTCCGTCTAACTTTAGAGAAAGCGAAGCGAGTTCAGGAGCAAAGATTGGTCGATCTGGCCGTCACAAAGAAGGGCGATGGAGGCTTCATCAAGTTCATCTTGCAAAATAAAGCCGGCTGGAAGGATAAGCAAGAGATCAGCGGAGATGCGGCCAACCCCCTCGCGGTGATTATGGGGCGCATTGCAGATAGCGCTAATGACCCACTGGATTACGATGGATGAAAGATGCTGTTAACATGTATTGGGTTGATAGTGGGGGCGGGCATCCTAACCGTGGTCGTTTTCGGCTTACCGCCTCGAGATGGCGAATCAATCGATGAGTAACGAGCTCGAAAAGCACCTATCCAATCCCCTCTGGCGACTAAACAACCTCTATACCATCGTAGACAAGCAAGGGGTGCAGCGCCTCTTCAAGTTCAACTATGCCCAGCTCCAGCTATACCAGAACATGTGGAACCGCAACATTATTCTAAAGGCGCGCCAGCTAGGCATCTCAACCTTCGTCTGCATCTTCTTTCTCGACATCTGCCTCTTCAAGCCAAACGTGGCCGCGGGGATCATCGCCCACACCAGGGAGGATGCGGAGTACATGTTCAAGCGCATTAAGTTCGCGTATGATCAGCTCCCTGAGGTAATTAAGAGCGTCCGCACCGCTACGATCGACTCTGCGAGGGAACTGGTATTTAATAACCATTCGAGCTTGCGAGTCGGCACCTCGATGAGAGGCAGCACCTTGCAGTATCTCCATATCAGTGAGTTTGGCAAGATCTGTGCGCACTTCCCAGATAAGGCGCGCGAGATCGTTACCGGCTCTCTCAATACGTTGGGGAGTAGACAATACGTTTTCATCGAATCGACAGCCGAGGGTAAAGAGGGGTACTTCTATGACTTCTGTAAGGCGTCCGAAGCGAACCTTATCGCCGGCAAGCCTCTCACACCCCTCGATTATAAATTCCACTTCTTCCCCTGGCATGGATGTCCTGATTATGCGCTGAAAGACTCTATCACAATCCCCGTCGAGACGGCAAATTATTTCGATAAGCTAGAGGATTTGGGGATTGATCTATCCAGAGAGCAAAGGGCGTGGTACTATAAAAACCTACAGATTCAAAAAGACGACATGAAGCGCGAGTATCCATCGACGCCGGATGAGTCCTTTGAATCGGCTATTGACGGGAGTTTCTATGCAAAATGGATCAGGGAGGCTCGGGCAGAGGGACGTATCGGTCATGTACCTTGGGACAAACAAGCCCGTGTTAGTGTTGCTTTTGATCCAGGGTATTTGGACTCATGTGCCCTTGTCTTCTGGCAATGCATCGGACAGGAGATACATATTATCGACTATTATGAAAACAGCGGAGAAGGCCTTGCCCACTATATCGGCGTCATCAAGGCCAAGCCCTACGTCTATGAGCACTATTTCGGGCCGCATGATATTGAATCTCACCAGTTTAGTACGGGTCTTTCTACGAAAGAGGTCGGAGCTTCCCTTGGAGTCCACTTTATCACTTTACAGACTCTCAAGCTTAGGCTGGAAGATGGCATTGAAGCCGTACGAGGCTGCTTCCCGCGCTTTTGGATCGACGAGGAGAAATGCGGGCGCTTGATCAAATGTATAGAAAATTATCGAAAAGAGTTTGACGTTAATCACGGAATTTACAAAAGTAAGCCTTTACACGATGAGTACAGCCACGGTTGTTTCATTTCTGGGACTTTAATTTCAATTGATGGGGGAGAAGTACCCATCGAAGATGTTAAAGTGGGGATGTTGGTGAAGACGCCAACAGGATTAAAAAAAGTCCTTAATACCTTTGAATATAATTCTGATTCCTTAATTCAGCTGCATTATCCATCAAACTCACTGACATGTACCCCAAACCATAAGATATTCACCGATCGAGGCTTGCTTTATGCAGATGCCTTGAGGTATAATGATGTCCTTTTTTCCGAGGGACAGGATATATGCAGCATGATTGGTATTGGTTTAAAGGCATCAAATACAGGATTTCGGGAGAATTTTTCATCAGTGACGATGAAGAATGTATTATATTTAGGGGCTATAAATTCCGTTGGGATGGATCATATTATCGGGGAAGTACGAAAGGAGTCGGCCACCTTCATCAAGCAGTGTGGAGAGCTTATAAAGGAGAGATACCCGAAAAATGGCATATTCACCATAAAGACGAGAACCCTAAGAATAACTGCATCGAGAATCTGGAACTCATTGATCCGTCTAGTCACTCCAAACTCCATATGCGAAATGGGCATAGGCGCGAACTCGGCCGTAAAACCATCTATAAAGCAATGGAATATGCGAAAAAATGGCACAGAAGCGAAGAGGGGAGAGCTTGGCATCGACTGCATGCAAAAAGAACTGGTTTCGGAAAAATTAAAGAAATGGGGCCTATATATTGTGTCGTGTGTAAGGTCAGATTTCTTCCCAAGCAACCATGGCAAAAATTCTGTTCTCCAAAATGCAGAACCAAACAGCGTTACATCGACCGAATCGACGATGAAAAGAGAAACTGTTGTATCTGTTCCAAAGAATTTATTTGCAATAAATACACAAAAATTAGAACGTGTGGAAAAGGTTGTGCATCTATCTCCCAGTCAAGGACAAAAAGTTTACGATATTGAGGTAGAAGATGACCACTGTTATTATGCAAATGGTATATTGGTAAGCAATAGCGATGCGTTACGCTATGCCTGTATAGCCATAAAGACTCATATAGATAGCGCCAAAAGCGGAATATCAGATGACGAAGCAGACCGACTCTACAACAAGCACCACCCAATCTTCAAGTAACGTCACGACTATCGTTAATTTACCCGCTCTATTTTATCAGTGGGATGGGATTAAACGCACGCGCAAAGCTGCGTATACCCACTATCTCCAATTCCATAATAAAGATTACAGCAACTGTCCGCGTCAGCTCAAGAAGGCCCGGAAGTACCGCGCGGTGCGTTCGGTTTACTATTCGAAGGGAGGAATTTACATATTTCACCCGAAGCTGCTGAGCACACCTTTTCCCCAGGGCATCTGTGATATGTTCGCAGTGAAGAACACTTTCGAGACATCAGGAACAACAATGCGCTTTCTCAGATATCGAACGGACGGGGAACATGATTGATAAAGCAAAATCCGATAGCCAGATCTTCGTAGATGCCTTTGCTGGGTATATGTCGTCGGATGTCCACACAGCCAAGTCGCTCTTGATATCCACCTTCATCAGCTGCCATGCGATGATGGAGCCCGAGGATCGCTATCACACGCTGCTTACCCTCTTTCAGATCGTGCAAGAGATATCGGACGAGCGCTTTGAGGATGGCAACGACTTTGTAGATTTTTTGAAGCAAGTAGTAGAAGAACAAAAGGATAGTAAATGATTCAGGCGTTTGGGGAAAGGGTTTTGGTTCGAATAGTCGAACTCGAGAAGAAGAAGGGGATCTTGATCGTGCCGGAAGAGAAGAAAGAGTTCCAGATCGGGTGCATCGCATCAATCGGGGCTGGGCTTGTATTTGAAGGCATTCCACATGACTCCCCTATCTTCGTTGGCGACTATGTGTATACGCGCAAGTACGCTGGGCTCCTGATTGAATACGATGGTGTCGAGTATGTATCGCTGGATACCAAAGAGATCCTCGCGTTTGCCAAGGAGATGAGATGAAGACTCTATTTGTTCAAAGTACTACGCCAGAGGCCGATCAAAAGGCCGCCTTTACCATCATGGATCAGTGCAGCGATGACCCTTCCTTGAAGAAGGTGATCTGGTATTCGAATATAGCTAATCTAGTCTCTATTCTAGAAAAGCGCTTCGATGAGGTGGCCACACTTCTAAGGGCGAGAGAGGCGGAGTTTGCCCGAGCCACACAGGCCGCTTTAAAGTCTGCGGATCGAGTCATGACGCTTGAGGTGAATTACAAGTCTCTTGAGAAGGACGTAGATGAATCCAAGGCCTGGATCAATGCCCAAGAGAGGGCTTCTAAAAAGGCCGCTCAAAAAGACAAGAAAGAAAAAGACAAGGTGCCTAAAGAAGGGGAAGTCCCTGACCAACCAGCGCCGCCCAAGGAAGAACCTAAGAAATCAAAGGAGAAAGCCTAATGGAAGAATTCTTCACCGGATTAGCAACGCCCTGCAAGTTGATCGCGTGGTTTTATGTAGTGTTAGTACCATCGGCAATGATCGTAGCCGCGATACTTAAGGGGATTGCAAAATGAGAAGAGATGATGATGATGAGGATGATATTCATGGGCTTACTTCTATGGTGGTTGGCGGACTCGGAGCTTTTACCTTCTTTCTCCTCATTATATGGGGTTTTTGTGCCGGTAGCCGAGTTTATGATGTCTGGGCTCAACGAAAGGAAGGAGAAGCCGAGCTCGCCCGAGCCGAGTCCAACCGACAAATCAAGACCCTCGAGGCGAAGGCCGCGATGGAGTCAGCCAAACATCTCGCCGATGCTGAGATCCTTAGATCTAGAGGCGTGGCGGAGGCCAACCGAATCATCGGAGATTCCTTGAAGGGCAATGAATCGTACTTGCGGTATCTATGGATACACGGCCTATCTGACGGGCGCAATCAGGTGATCTATGTGCCTACAGAGGCCAATCTCCCCATCTTAGAAGCAACAAGAGCGAGGAAATAATGAGTCAAGCAATTGAAATTAAGATCAAAATATCCAATGATGAGCAGACATATACAAAGAAGTTTTTATGCTATGAGACAATTACTTTGAGTAAAGAAGATGCAGAATTGAAAAAGATGGTTGAAGGGGCGGTCAAAGAGTTTAAAGGGCCCATAGACGATGTAAAAGTTGTATCAATGATGATGTGGTAACAAATTAGGGGTATGTATGGATGAAGAGCAAATCAAAATGATCACGCAGGGTCTAACAGATCTTAGGATGAAGGTGGAGGATCTGGGCAGGAAGATGGGAGCTCCGCAAGTTACGCCCCAAGAGCCCGATTTAACTATCGATGACTTTAGGGCTAAAGAGAAGGGTCTATCCGCGCCTCGCAGACAATCGAAGAGCGGTCTTGTGCCAGTGTACACCAATATTAATCCACAAGAAGTTAAATACTTTGAATCTATTTTGAACAAGGTATTTAAATTAACTGGAACAAAGGTTATTGTTTCCCAATTACTAAGAATTATCATTAGAGATTTCATAGAAAATAAAGACTTGGATGAGGCGTATAGCCTGGTGGAAAAGAATAAGCATAGCTGTAGAGTGCGTTAAATGAGCCCTAAGCTTATGATGGAGTTGAACGTGGAGAAGCCTAATGGTTGCGAACAATGCCCCTAACCCCCCAAGCCAAATCACAAGCGCGGGAGGTAGTGGCAGCCCTTTTAGCGGTTGCGGTATGGTCGCCACGCCCATTCCTCCACGCGCTAGGCCGTTCCCTTGGCCGTTGCCCTATTCGGCTACGCAAGGGGCCGTTGGAGGCTCTGGTGGGCTAGGAATGGTCGCTGTTAGCTTGCCGCCTTATTATGGCCCGTTTAATATGTACTGGCCATATCAAGGTGTGAGATTGAATGGATTGCCGAACCCAATTATAAAGGCGTAAATGACTTGCAAAGCTTGTGAAGAATTAGCTAAATATTGGGCGGAGCAAAATCCGGACCGGAAGGGACACGTTATTTGTTTAGAGTGTTTGGATGATTTTACAATTGTCCCGGTGGATTTACCTTATAAGGAATAACTTATGCCCCCAGGTCTCGTTTCAACGCCCATTCCCCCATCGCCCGTTCCCCGCTCGCCCATGAGCCCAATTTCCCAGACCCCAAGCACGACCGGCCCCGCTCCGCGATTACCCGTTCCGCCGGGTGTTACTCCGCCGGGAGGGAGCAATTGATTTGGGGAATCATAGTGTTTTGTTGGCTCAGTATTCATGGAAGCAGGCTCTCTGATCTTGAGAGCAAGGTCCGGGTGTTAGAGAGAGAACTTGAAACGAGGAAAAGAAATGAAACTTATTAGTGTAATATTTTTACTGGCAATTTCTAGCTGCACTCTGCTAAAAAAGGACGAAGGCAGCGATGAGATGGTGAAGATGGGGCAGATGGTGCTCAAATCGAAAGAAGGGCTTGAAATCGAGATAAAGCCAATCCAGATGGACAAGAAATGATAATCGACATAATCAGTGACCTTCATGGGACGAAGCCGGAGTTGAAGGGAGGGGATCTTCTAATACTGGGTGGCGATTATACGGCCAGGGGCACGATAGAGCAATGGGATAGCTTCTTTGATTGGTTATCTTGTCAAGATTACGCCAAGAAAGTGTTTATCGGTGGAAACCATGATAATTATCTTCAATTGACGTTAAGGAGCACCCCTAAACATTGCGATGCCGATTACTTATGTGACTCTGGCACGGAGTTCGATGGGGTAAAAATCTGGGGCTCTCCTTGGAGCGCCTGGTTTGACGGGATCAATCCAAAATGTACTGCCTTTACCTGCAAAAGCGATACTGAATTGGCCAAAAAGTGGGCTAAAATCCCCGAAGATACAGACATTTTAATCACTCACTCCCCTCCTTACGGTATCCTAGACGAGGCTATGCACACCCATAATTATCAAAGTGTCGGAAGCCGTAGGCTCTTGGATCGAGTAAGAGTCGTACGACCTAAATTACATGTGTTTGGCCATATCCACGAAGGGTATGGTCAACAGAAGGACGGGTGTACTCATTTTGTAAATGCTAGTATTATGGATGTGAACTATAGACCATCGAATAAACCAATTCGGGTCAAGATACAATCATCAGGAGCATTTAATGACACTTCCAGGAGTCCCGTTATCAGTACCGAACAATCCGAGCCCTAAGCAGGGCCAGGTAATCCCCATCGAGGCCTTCCCAAGAGAGCCTCTAACGACAGACACTCAATACCCTGTTGGTTTCGTCGTAATCATAAGTAAAAACCCTTCTACTGGCCAGCAAGGGGACCTCTGGTACCTATCTAAGTTCGTGTCAGGCGAAGCGATCTGGGAGCAGTTCTCGATTGTCTCAGGCGTATCGGGCATTACCGGCATAGAGACGAGTAGCGGCCTACCATCTGTAAAGCCCAATGGTTCTGGCGATGTCCTTGTAGTCGGGGATGGTACGTTTATTAAGACCTCTGGGATAGGCCCTGGATCTACGGCCACCATCTCTCCAGTAGCTCCCTACGCCTTGAGCTTTGAGGTGGACTCTAGTACCGCTCCAGGCACCAATCCCGTGCTCCCAACGGCCTCAGGGCAGCTCACTATTCAGGGAGGCCAAGTAGCTGCCGGAACGACAACCAATGGACTGAGAGCGGCCTCTTTAGCGGCCAATTCTTTAGTTATCCAGGCGCAAAGATCCTCTGCTCAATCGTCATCTACAGTGGGGGCTAACGGCCTCATTCACGCGAGCAGCCTCGACTTTACGGTCGACTCTAATGCCTTTTTGCAACTGAACCCCACCTTCCCAGCCTTTTCAGCCACCATATCCGGCACTTTTAGCAATGTGACAGGGGACGGAACCAGCTATGACATCATCTTTAACGCCAAATTCTTTGATTTAGGCAACAATTTTAGTACTTCGACCGGCCTATTCACCGCCCCTTACGCGGGCCTATATCAATTTAACGCCTCCGTGGCCGTGATGAACCTAACTACTGCTATGACTAGGGGATTTGCTTCTATAGGCTCTCAGGTCATCTATGACTGTAATATAGGGGCCGTAGGGGCCAATGTGGCCGGTACTTTCTGTGGATCTGGCAGTTTTACCGTCGAATTAACCGCAGGGGCGACTCTTGGATGTGTCGTACAGGTCGATAACTCGACGAAAACGGCCGGATTAAATCAAAATTGCGTATTTAGCGGATTTTTGATAAGACGGAGCTAATAGGGGACTTTCGTGATTTGGAAATCCATCAAAGAAGATGGATGTTAACTATAGACCAACGAATAAACCCGTAAGGATCGAACTATGAATCTAGAAGATTTCATCAAAGAATGTATGCGCCAGCTGACTGCGGCTTGCAGTCGAGAAGGGGTGTATATGCCCAAAGACGTCGAATTTAGTCTAGCATTGAACGCTCAGGGGAACATTTGCGGGCCTGGGGAACTGGCGGTTTGCAATGTTAAGGTGCGAATGTGAATGAATGGATCAGCGTTAAGGATCGATTGCCCGAATATGGAAGTAAAGTATTGGCATATGGAATTGCGGATCGTGATTGTCCAGAACCTCAGCTAGAAGTTAGAACCTGTGAATATACCGAATGGGATTATACAGATCGAGGCGGAAAGAAAGGCTATTCATTTGGATTATTAAGTAGTGGATGTGGGTGTTGTGATGGCGTCCTGGAAGATGCAACCCATTGGATGCCCTTACCAGAGCCGCCAAAATGATCTGGAAGTCAATCAAAGAAGAATGGCCATTTAGCAATGACGAGGTGTGGGTGCGATATACCCGAAATGGCCGCGATTACATCGAAGAGATCATCCACGAGAAGTCACTCGATCGTTTTGATTGCCTGGGCGTGCCTGAATGGCGTGAGATCGATCCTCCCGAATGGATGAGTGACCATCAAAAAGACAAGTTTGAGAGCCTACGCCAACAGGGCGTAAGCTGGAACCATCGAATAGATCAGATTGGTAGGGAGGCTCATGAGCAAGGAAAAAAGGTGTAAATGCAAGTATTGCGGCGCTAAGCATCGAGAGAGCTTCATGCTTAAATTCCCCGATGAAACCGTCTGTATTGACTGCGCATCCGAATATCGAAAGATCTTCTTCAACTTCCAGAATCGCAAAGATCGTAAGAAAAAGACCAATCCCTTATTCGAGCAATTTAAGATTGGATGGGGCCAATGCGAGGAAGAGTTAGGCCTAGATCCTTTGGAGATCCCACAGGCCATTAAAGATTATTACGATCATCTCTTTGGTTGCTTCGGACTTGATGCACCCCTTCCAACCCCTGAAGAGCTAGTGAAGATCTACAGGGACGAAAAAAAACAAGGGGGGCTAGATGGAGTATCCTAAAATAAACAGTTTATGGAAAAGAGAAGGCTGGTATTTTGATGAACAATGTAAAAAAGACCCGACTAAACAAGCCGGAAGGCAATCATTCATCATCGGAGACTACGCTAGTGAAGAATTTGGAAACATTAAATATTGGGATGTCGAAGAGAAGATTGATGGAACGAATATCCGAGTGTTCTACAAAGATGGTCAGGTGCGCTTTGGTGGAAGAACCAAAGACGCCCATATACCATGCCACTTGCTTGACTATTTGCAAGGAACCCTTACCCCTGGACTCCTTGGCTCTAGATTCGCTGATAAAGATGGCTCTGGAACAGGGGTAATCCTCTTTGGAGAAGGGTTTGGGCCTAAAATCCAGGCTGGTGGCTATTATAGCGATAAGCCAGGGTTTTGCCTGTTTGATGTCAAAATAGGCCACTGGTGGTTAGAAAAAGACACTGTAAGGGGATTGGCGACATTACTCGGAGTTCATACGCCTCCAACCGTTATGCTACACTCTACCGAGGAAGAGATCCTTCAATATGTCCGAGAAAAGAAATGTAGTTTATTCGCCATGAACGATCCGAAGCATGAGCATGTAATGGAGGGAGTAATCTGCCGTCCCATCAAACAGATGCTCTTTCGCAACGGGGATCCGATTATGTTCAAACTGAAGTGCAAGGAGTTTTAATGGCATATACCCGTGTAGGCTCTTATATAGTCACTCTAGATCAAGTTCACGGCGTGATGATGTCCAAGGCCGAAAGTAAAGATTTCCCCTACCAAGTCTTCATCACCTACTTGGACAAAGAGAGGGGCCAATATAGTGTAGTTCTCGAAATGCCGAGCAAGGAAGATGCAACCAAAGCTTGCGATAAAATCGCCGAACAACTAGGGGCACTTTAATTCTACTGTTAAATTTGAATTTGAATGTTTACAATGGGGCTAACCACCAAAAGGGTATTAAATGGCCAGCCCCATGTCCGACTATTCCTATTCAAATGACTCAAAGGATTTTCTCAATGAGTTCACCAAGAAGGCCAAGTCCGATCCCCGTTTAGAATTCCACCAAGACATCATTCAAGACTTCGGCGAGAGCTATGAGCGCGCTTACCAGCTCTGGAATACATATTTTGCCGAGGCGTACAAGGACCTCAGTTACTACTTGGGCAACCAATGGTCGCTTGAAGAGCTGTCCTACCTCAATAACCAGCGCCGATCGTCTTTCACCTACAATAAGACCTTCCGCCTCATAAACCTCATTTTGGGCCGTTATAGCAGCACCATGCGTGGCTTCAATGTAGAGCCGATTGAGAATTCTTCTGAAGAAACTGCGGACATCATGACATCCGCTCTTCAATACATCATGCAGTATGGCAAGGGCTATGACGTGTGCAAGAAGGCCGTTAAAGGCTCCCTAACTACTGGGATGTCATTTATATCGCCTTGGGTGGACTATCGAGATGACCCAATTTCGGGGGATATCAAGTTCCACCACGACGAGTGGAACGCGGTGATCCTTGACCCGTTCCTAACTAAGAAATCGCTCGAAGATTGTTCCTTCATCGCTCGACGAAAGTACCTCAGTCGTACCGAAGTAACCTCGTTGCTTCCCGACAAACAGGATGTGATCGACCAACTGCCTTGGGGTACTCGCGATGATAAATTTACTTACATGCCATACGCCCGTCAATGGGGCATGCAGAAGCTTTTGAACTATAACGAATACTGGCGTACCAAGTGGGAAACCAAAGATGTACTCGTTGATATGGAAACCGGTGAGATGAAGCAGTGGGATGGGGATAAGAAGAGATTGTTCTTATTCAGAAAGATGTTCCCTCAGTTAGAAGTAGTCAAGAAGCCGGTTCGTTCAGTTGAATTAGGGATCATTGTAGAGGGGCAATTACTATATTATGGTACCGACCCGAACGGCCTTAACGATTACCCGTTTGTCCCCTACTTTGCAGTGTTCGAACCATCCTACGACCTGTACACGTGGAAGATACAGTCGTTGGTAAGGTTCGTCCGCGACCCGCAGACAGAGCTAAATAAACGCCGCTCCAAAATGGTGGATGTCATCGATAACCAACTCAATAGCGGTTGGATTGCGAAAACAAACTCAGTTTCGAACCCTTCATCGATGTATAAATCCGGCCAAGGGCAGGTGATTTGGCTCAAGCCTGAAGCGCAGATGACAGACATCCAACGCATCCCCTCAGCGGGGATAGACCCGTCTCAGTTCCAATTAGAGGCCGAGTTCGAAAAAGACATGCTCGAGATCTTGGGATTGAGCAACGAAAACATCGGCATGGCGGAAAATGACAAGGTAGAGACCGCAGGGATCTTATCTAAGTATCGCCAAATGGCTGGCTGGATTCCAATTCAGCATATCTTTGATGGAATTTGGGAGTCGCAGCAACTACTCGGCGAGAAAACCTTGAAGTTGATGCAGGCCAAATACACCCCTGAGAAGATCAAGTTAATTACGAAGAAAGAACCTACGCCTGAATTCTACTCGAAGGCGTTCTCTCGCTACAACGTGGCGGTCGAAGAGGGGGTTCTTACCGATACACAACGCCAATCGCAATTCGTCCAATATGTGGCCCTACAGCAACTCGGCGTGCTTCCCCCTGAAGGCGCTAGCCTCATCATCAAGAATTCGAACCTGCACAACAAGAAAGAACTCTATGAACTCATGGAGAAGAAACAGCAGGCTGAAGCGCAACAACAGCAACAAGCGATGCAGCTTCAGATGCAGAACCAACATACGGTTACGCAGGCTGTCGAAGCGAAGGCCGACGCGGATCGATCCTTGGCTGCCGAAAGACTCAATAAAGTGGGCTTGGATGCTGCTCTTAATATGGAGCGTATGGCCCGATCTGAAGAAGAAAGAACAGCCGGAGCGCTCAATATCATCAAGGCTCTCAAAGAGCTAGATAGCATGAATCTCGATAACCTCCATAAGAAATTGGCCCTGATTAAGTCCCTAGAGGGCAATGGGGAAGAGATTCCAAAACCTACCGCAGCGACTCCATAGACAGACGCGTTTTAAAATGTATACGAATTATTTTATACTTACTGTAAACTTTAAATTAGAAACTAACAGTTCGAAAGGGTCTTATGGATAGGAAAATGGCCAAGGTTACCAAGGCAATGAAGGTGGCCGAACGCGATGTGAAGAAGGGTAAAAAGTCGGCAGCGGTTAAAGCACTAAAGAGCGCCGAAAAGAAGAACGTCAAGCTCACCAAGATGGATAGAGAAGTTCGCGACCCAGAGATTAAGGAATATAAAAAAATGAAGAAACGAGGCTGCTAATGATGGATTCACGCTCTAGATATCCTACTTCTTCCATGCATCCAGATGACGATTATTGGCATGCAGTTCCGGAAGATTCTTATTCAAGAGAATTAGATTCTCGTGTCCAAGCCCAAGAGCGCCCCTACGGGTATTCATGGGGAGAGCCTCCTGCCGATAGCGGAGATTACGCTGAGCGTAAGATGGAATCTAATAAGCAATACCCCAAACGAAGAGGAAAGTAATGAAAGAGAAAAAACACGCGATGTATCGCAACGAAGTTGATGAACCTCATGTTCCAATGCACGGCCATCAAGATGCCGGCATGGGAGTTCATGACATGAAGGGCCAAGCCCAAGACATTGCCTACGGCCAAGCCGGAGAGAAGGGATGTAAGTCCGACTCAAAGAAAATGTCGGCTCAGTTTAAGAATTACCATTGGGATTCAGACACTGGTGGAGCCTCGGGGTATTAATCGATGGCTCAAGAAATCGGCGAATCAAGGGAGCAATGGGGACAGGCAGTCTGGGCGCAAGCCGAGGATATAGCCAATAACCTTAAAAGCGACACGAAGCCTTTTTATATCGTCTTCGCCGCCAAGGAAGACAAGGCAAAACCAGGCACTTTTCGGCAAGCATTCCGGATGTATCGTCAAAGGCCCCCAAAACTCATTGGAGTGTTGGTGTGGTACGTCGATAACACACAGGGGATCTTTCGATTAGAGCCAGAATTATCAATACCTCCAGACGTTCCGATTGATGAGTCTCTTCTGTCGAAAGACAGCAAAGACGCTTCATCAGAAATAATGGAGTTAGGTCAGAGGATGGGAGTCCTTCTGTCCTAGGATTAGATCACGCAACCGTAAGGGAATGCAATGGCTATCGACATGAAAAACTATGCGGGCGAATTAGAGTCTCCAGCCGCCGTGGAGCAACAAGTTACTAACTCTTACCAGAGTAATGAGCCAGAATTTCCTGTTCTTCCTCCGGAACCAGCTGCGCCAGTTGAAAATGAAACTCAACAGCCAGTTGAAGCGGCTCCTCAAGCCGCACCGGAAGATCCACAGGCTCTTAACTTCAAGGCTCTCTCCGATAGTGTTGAGAAACTAAAGGCAGAAAGGGAAGCGGAAAAGCGGGAGTACCAACTCCAACTTGATATGCTGCGAGCTAACTTATCGCGTCAACCAGCTCAGGAAGCACCAAAGCCCAAAAAGATGTTCGACGGCATGGACGAAACAGACGTCCCAAATGTCGGTGAACTTCGAAGAGCTTGGGTGGAGAGAGAGCAGGCTTACAACGAGAAGATCGAAGAACTTCAAGTAGCAAACGCCAATCCCGATTACGCCGAAGTATTAGGAAAGTATGGAAAACACCTAGCAGAAACAGATCCAGTGTTCTTGCAAGGGCTAAGAGGTGCCGATAACAAGGCTCTATTCGCATATCAGTATGCAAAAAAAGAGCAGCGTATTCAGCAACTCGAGGAAGCAATGAAAGTAAACTCTAAACCCATTCAAACGACACCGAGCGCGACCGCTCAGAGAATAGTCGACAATGCTAGAAAGCCAGGTACTTTGGCACAAGCAGGAGGACAAAGCGTCCTAAGTAAGACCGACTATTACGCATCGATGAGTGACCAAGAGTTTATGAAGATGGCTTCCAAGCACTTGGAGACGATCTGATTATGCTTTAACTAAAAGAGACAGAAAATGGCTATTACAGGCTTAACTCAACTGCCTCCAGAGGTGCGAACTTACTTCGATAGACTGTTGCTGGCGCTCGCGCGACCATACTTCATCTACGATTTATTCGCCCAAAAGAGACAAATACCACTAAACAGTGGCGACCAGATGGTCTTCCGAAGATATGGCACGCTAGACGAAGTTGGCGTGGTTAAATCCCCGATAATTGACTTGGAACTCCTTGACGCAGCTTAAGGACAACAAGGCGGAAGGACGCGTTGATTATGAGATCGAATAAGTTGACACACTTCAAGACGGCGTTGGTAAATCTCATCCGAGGTAAGCAACTGTCTTTGATTTTGATCAAATGTTTTTCGCATCTCAATCATCAATTTGGCTTGCTCTTTTTTAAGAACAAGATAAGGAAGGATTCCCTCAAGAATTTCACAGATTTTTGTAGTGGGCATAATCCATGTAAGTTTTTGCTTCCAATGATTCTTTTGTCTTTTGGATGTGCTTATAGCGCCTCCGAAATTGGCGATAAGCCAAGACATGAGTCGTTGGTCAGTATTACATACAGTGACAGTCGTGCTAAAATTTATTCTAGCTCGATAAACCTTTTTGGTAATTCTGATGCCACGGGATTTTCTTTTCATGATGCGTTTATCGCTCATAGAAATAGTCCCTTCACCATCCATTATACCAGCCAAATAAATCAAAGCTTCTTTAATGTATCCCATACTTGTATAGGATGCCATAAAGATGGATTTGATGTCCACCGTAAACGACTAAATTCAGGGACTCTCTACATAGAGAGATGCGATAGTCTGAACTCATTGGTAACAATGAGAGGGAATGCCGAAGAGCTTCCCCGCCCGATAGGAACAGGGTCTAAAGTAACAGCGCGAACAGCAGCGACAGTTCCACTTACCGATGGTCAAACGCCTCCAGGCGATCAGCTTTCGGTCACAGACTTTAAAGCTCAGATCCAATGGTACGGTTCATTCGTTACTATCACGGATCAGGTTCAGTACGTTGTACAAGACAGAGTACTTAACGAAGCAACGAAGGTACTTTCACTCCAACTTGGTTTGACGCTGGACACGCTTATCCGCGACATGATGGTTAGTACCGCAAGTACTATCCTTTGTCAATACGGTTTGAATGGACTAACCCCCACAGAGATCACCGACGCAGATATCCAAACTGCTATCGTTGCTTTGCGTCAGGGGAACGCCCGCTTGATGACGAACCCACTACCTGGCGAGAACAAATTTGGTACATCACCAGTTCGTTCCAGCTACTGGGGATTCATGAGTGTCGACCTTCAGTCGGACTTAGAGAACGTAAGTTCGTTCATCCAAGCTGCTAACTACCCAAATCCAATGAACGCATTGGAAGCGGAGTGGGGTGCTACTCGTAACGTCCGATGGCTCTTGAATACCAACGGTTATAGCAACGGAGCATCTCCGAACGTCTATAGCTCGTTTGTACTCGGTCAAGAGGCATACGGGGTAGTTCGTCTTGGTGCAAAAGAAGCTGAATTCATCGTGAAACCTCTCGGGGCTTCCGGCACAGCCGATCCTTTGAACCAACGAGGCACTGTAGGTTACAAGTACCCATTTGCGACTCGTCTCCTGAATGATAACTGGATCACCAGAATGACATCAACACTGGCTTCGGCATAAGGAGGATACAATGTCAAATATTAGAAAAGGTACTTTAACCGTAGCGACTGGCGGAGCAGCTCAGAACTTAGTTCTAGGCTTTATCCCTAGCTATATTCGCTTACAGAACAAAACAAAAACTGTCGCTGGAACCAACGGAGTCCAAATCTCCGAGTGGTATGACGACATGGTTAATGGTAGCGCCTATCAGTGGACAACCACTTCAGGGGCTCCAGTAATCAGTTACATCTCTTCCAATGGTGTAACACCTCTAATGACAGCGGCTGGTAGCGAATTTCCTGCGTCAAACTTGACGGTCACAGGAATCTCTCAAGCAGCTCAAGCTGTAATTACGGCGACCAACAGCTTTACCTCTAATGATTACGGGGTAACGGTTGTTACATTCCATAACGTAGTTGGTATGACCCAGATCAACACCCTTTCAGGGGTTGTTCAGTCTGCAACAGGATCGAATTTCGTGGTTAACATCAATACGAGCAGCTTTACGGCTTACTCGTCTGGTGGTATCGCGAACATCATCACTGGTATCCCAGCGCTTCAAGGGGGACTTATCTCCTCTGGCAACGCGCCTGGCTTCCCACCTGCTCAGACGAACACTTCTCAAATCCTCAATGCGCCTCTGTACAACACAGGTGTGATTGGGCTGATTTTGGGAAGCTCCATCATGGTTACTACTAGCGATGTATGGGAGTACGTTGCGTATAGAGACACTGGAATTATCGCGGTGTAACGCTGAGGGGACAGAGCGAGATCTGTCTCAAGTCAAACGATGTTTGACGAGTTTTGGGTTTGGTGTGAAAAGCCAAACCCTCTCTTTAAATACGGTGAATGATGGGCATGCGGAATATTCCACCTTCGGTTACTTACCCTTCTCCCAATGAGTTTTTGGAGACTGTGTTTCCGATTACCAACATCACCAACGCATCTCAGGCGACCGTCACTTGTTCGGCATACCCCTTTACAACCACAGATCAATATGTGACGCAAGTCACCTTTAAACAGGTTCAGGGAATGTTACCGATCAATGGACTCACGTGCTTGATTACAAATGTACTGAGTTCGACGCAATTTCAAGTCGCAGTCGACACCACTAACTATCCGATCTATCGATCGGGTGGGGTGATCTGCATAGACACGGGGCAGCCACCAGTGGAACAACAAGGGTTTCAGTATTTCAATACCCCGTGGCAGAACGTTTTATAAAGGAAACTAAACATGGCAAGACCACGCAGAATGCAAAAGTTAAACAACGCAAAATCGGAAGTGATTGCTAAAAATGTGCTTGAGGAAAACCCAGAAGGGTTGCCTCCAGTAGATCACTCCCAGATGAATAAGATCACCGTTGCAAAGTATGTACCCGAGTATCGAGACATAGTATTTTTGAACGGTCGAGATCCTGGGTATCCCTTGGACTTTCATTACTCTAGCAAAACTCACCCTCTTAAGATCTATAAATTGCTTCATGGGCAGAGCTATAAGCTCCCAGTTGAAGTGATCGATCACCTTGAGTCTCGAAGTGAGCCAGTATATGGATATCGAAGAGGATTAGATGGACATCCAGAGATGTACAAGATTTCTGAAAAGTTCATCTTCCAATGTCGAAATGTACCTAGAAAAGCAGCGTAAGAGGCTCTAATGTCAACCATCAGTACCCCAGGCTGGAACTTAGCGAACATAAGGATCAAACTCCGCAATGTCGTTGGTATGCCAAGCCCAGATCAGTTATCGGACGCATCAGCCAATGCGTACATAAATAACTATGGTACGTACCAGATGCCCCACGAGCTAAAGACGCAGATTCAGAATAACTTTCTGGATTTCAAGACTACTCCTGGGATCAACACCTATGCTTTCCCAGGTGCATATCTTACCGACTCGCCAGGAGCTTACGCGGACGGATTCCCTCTCATTTTTTATGAAGATCCGGATATCTTTTACCAAGACTGGCCACAACAATACAATGTGGATTCAGTAGCTGCGGGCAACGGCACAACCAATACCTTCTCTGGTAATACACAAGGGTTCCCTATCATCATCGGGACTTTCTTTATTACCGATGGAGTTCAAGTATGTCAAGATACGGGCGAGAGCTTGGTGAATGGAGTGACTTTAGCTACAGGCAACGGGGGAACCTCTTATTCTGGCACTCTAGGCGCTATTCCGGTTCAATCTGGTACTTTCTCAGCCGTAGGTGGGATAGGCTCTACTAGCCCTGAATCCTTCTCTGATAACGGCAATGGGACTTTAACGGGGTCTCAGGGTGGTTCAGGCACCATCAATTATACAAGCGGATCTTGGGCACTAACCTTCAATTCGGCTGTTGCTTCAGGGCTCTTAATCCAGGCTACCTATAATGTCGTTGGATTAGGGGTGCTCTCAGGGGATGGTTCAGGGACATTGAACTACGCAACAGGTCAATTTTCGGTCAGCTTCAACACAGCTCCGAATAGCAGTCTTACGATCTATTCAAAGTACATCGCCTATACCGGAAACCGTCCTCAAGGGGTCTTATTTTTCCAGAACCAGTTCCAACTTATGCCTGTGCCGGATCAAGTGTACCAGATCCGTATGCAAGGATTTGTCCTTCCCGCTCAGTTGATAAATGATTCAGACACACCTGCTCAACCAGAATGGGGCCCTTTATATACATATGGGGCTGCTCTAGAGATCTTTGCTGACCGAGGAGATACTGAAAACTACGATCGTTACTACCCAATTCTGAAGAAATTCGAGAATGTGGCTCTTTCAAGGACGATACAACAATATACACCCGCTCAAGGAGTACCGAGGTTTTAAATGGCCTATAATAGAAATATACCACAACCAACTGATCTAATATCTAATAGCCAACCATCGATTCTGGGGAACTTCCAGACCATCGATAGTGGAACTACTGGAACCGGCGTTGGTTTTTCCAGAAACCACGTGACTATGACGGACGCCACTAACGGAGGACTTCATAATAGGGTAGATTATTACCAAGCAGTTGCAGACCCAACCATATCGGGATTCGTTTCCTCTCTATATGTAAAATTAGTAGCCCAAGGAGGCCTATCAGCTGCCCCTCTATTGGTTTATAATTCGGGGACTCCCTATGTAATAGGGGGGGCTGTTTCAGCTGCTTCTAACGGGTTTTGTTACCTTCCTGGGGGTATCCTAATGAAGTGGGGATCTTTCAGCGCCAGCAGTGGCGTTAACAGTTTCAGCTTTCCCTCTGGATCTGGTATCCCAACGTTTTCAAACATCTTTCAAGTGTTTCTGCAACCTAGCTCTGCGCCAGGGGTGCCAGACTATTTTGGATACATAAACTCATCTACAACCACTGGTTTCAGTTACGATAGCGTAGCTAGAGTATCAAAAACCGGAGCATCTGGAACTTATTCTTATTTAGCTATAGGTAACTGATGACTAGCCAGCTTAAACCCTACCCAATCACAGAGTTTAAGACCGGTATCAATACCTACATGCAGCCTTGGATTAGGCCGGCTGATGCATTCGAGCCGTTGGTAAACGCTTATGTATATAGAGGCACTATCAATAAAAGAGCTGGATACTCTCAATATGGCAATACATTGCCGGACGCTAATCCCGTCATGGGTATCATGAGGTATATCAACGAGACAACAGGGGCCCAATCTCTAGTAGTAGCCTCTACGGTTAACCTCTATTTATATAATCCAGGGACGGGTAACTATGGAACGGTGACTTCTCCGCCTACCTTCACAGGCAACATAACGAACTTCTTTAACTGGACTAATTGGCAAGCTTCAGCTGGGGCCACTTCCTACCTTTGGATGACCAATAACAAAGACCAAGTGACTAGATTTGATGGAACTACCGCCAGCCAACCTACTCTTTACATTGTATCTAATAACTCAGATCAAATTACCACTTGTCTAGATGTTCAAGTTTACAAACAACGCCTATTATTCATTCGACCTACTCTGCAAGGGGAAGGGGTACAGAACCAATCCATTTACTGGAGTGCGATCAGCAATCCCACCAACGTGGTAACCGATGTGGCCGGTAATGGTGGCTTTTTGGCTGCTCCAACAGGGGATATCATTCAATCCGCCGAGTTCATAAGAGACGTTTTAGTCGTATTCTTCACAAACTCTACATGGATATTCAGATACACAGGCAATGACTCTCAGCCCTTCCGATGGGACAAAGCAAACAATAGCAAGTCGACCAACTCACCTTATGCCTCTGTGGCCTATGATGAGCGAGCAACATCTCAGGGAAACACCGGATTCATTGCTTGTGATGGTGTCAACGTCCAAAGATATGATGTGCCGATCATCGATTACTATGAGACTAATTTAAGTGAACAATACTATGCACAATCTTTTTCTCAGAGATATGATAACTTAAATCAAGCATGGACTCTCTATGTATCCAATGATCGTGATCCAACTAATTTTCCTCTCGTTGGTGGGGTTGCCCCTGGCTCTGATAGTGCTTTGGTGTACAACTTCGTCGAAAACACTTGGGCTACTTATACATGGAGTATCCCGTTTACTTGTTTGGGCCTATTCAACTCTCAGATGGGCACTACGTGGGCTCAACTATCTGTTAGTCCGCAAAATGAATGGGACAACACCGACCAAGCCTGGAACTCCTACAGTACCCAAAAAGCCGCCCCCATCCTGCTAGGGGGGGATACGACTGGCCATGTATACTATATGGACAATAGCGATTCAGTAACAGATAACGGGACGTCTATTATACCCGATATCGTTAGTACAAGATGGAACCCCATCTTAACTCTTGGCCAAAAGGTTCAATTCGCTTATATAGACATCTACTACTACATAGCATCGGTCAATCCCTCTCAACCAATTAGCGTTACTTTGAATTTCTACGTAGACAATAGTGAGAATGTGGCCGCAAGTCGCCCTCTTACTTTAGATGGGCCTGTTAACTCTGAATACGCTTTCAAGAGGATCTATCTAAATCTAATCGGGGAGTTCGTTCAAATGGAGATCGATCCCGATGTGGACTCTTTCATGCAATTCGTTGGATTTGTCATCTGGGCTCGCCCAGCTGGAAGGATGACTCCGTTCTAATGAGCTATCCAATTGTCCAACAGCCCTCTTTGCCACCTAACACAATCGTTCCAGAGAACGATTTCTTGTTTATACCTTATTTAAATAGATTATATGAAGATATATCATTAACTGTTAATAATAAGGATAATATATATTTCTTATCCGCAATTACTAGCACGGCATCAAATATACCTAACTTGCCCAATTTTGGAGCCTATGTCATATGTGTAAGCGGAGCTACATCTACCCTTCCTACCATAACGGCCTCTCTTTGCAAGTCTACTACTTCTAGCGCGGGGTCTGTGGCTGTCTTAGGAAGTCAAGCCGGAAGTGGCGCTTGGGCTGGGATTAGCCTTACGATCACAAGCACAGCATCAAACTTTCAGATCGCCCACAACAACACTGGGGTGACTGGGAATTTTAATATCAGAATTTTAGGAACGCAAGGAGCTACATGAGAGCAGAAGCGACTAATTCGGCGACAAAACCGGACAATTTTCAAAATCCCATAGAGGAAAAAGTCAAGAATTTACCAAAAGATGTGGAAAAGTTGCAATTTGTGCCCCTTAAAATACCACGTTTAATCCCTCTAGAATTGATCGAGTCGGTAAAGGGCCGCACATTCTCTCCTGAACAATTTATCGCTTATCAAGAGCAGCAGGTAGATAATCCAGGCAACTTTTTATATGCTCTAATCGACTCAGAAAAGAAAATTCAAGGGTACTTATGGGCCGAACTCAATATTCTGGACGGTACCCTTTTCGTTAACACCTTTTCGATCTCCAAAGACTTCTGGGGAAAGGGATCCGGTATCAAGAAAGCGATCGAGTTTTTAGAGGGTTTAAAGAAAAAAACTAAGGCTCCCTGTGTGTTTTGGGTAACCACAAATGAGAGGTTCTTCTCTAAGCATGGGTTTAAGCGTTCAAAGAATTGCTTGATGGAATATAATTCAAATTAAAGGTTTATAGGTGAACGATGGGACAATCTAAGGGCGGCGGTTACACAAAGAAGGACACTCTACTTCCGGAGCAAATGAGCTTACTCCAACAACTACTATCTCAAAGCGCTCCATACACACAACAAGCGGCTCAAGGCTATTCTCAATTTCTTCCAGGTGGAGGAGGGGGCGAAGCGATTAAGGCGCAAGCAATGAAAGATTATCAGCAACAAACCATTCCATCTATCTTAAATGCCTTTGGGAGCGGTTCTAAGGGGTCTAGCGGATTGAATCAGGCCCTAGCCTCTAGCGCATCCAATCTAAACACGAATCTAGCCTCTCAGCTAGCTCAAATGCAGCTAGGTGCCTCTCAAGGGCTAGGTAATTTGGGGTTAGGGGCCGGTGGACAAGGTCTTTCCACCCCAGGGTTTGCGTACATTCAAAGACAGCCCCCTTTATGGCAACAGCTTCTTCAGTCTGGTATAGGGGCCGGTGGGCAAGGCTTCAGTGGATGGGCTCAGGGAGGGTTTCAAAGATAATGGCCAAGAACAAAAACGCAGTAGATCAGAGACAATTTAGAGGCGGCTATGCCCCTCAACAGTCAGTAGATGAATGGAATCGCTCTTATAGGACTGAGCCTAATTCCCCTTCTAGATCTCGCAGTCGCGATAGTGTACAATTGGGATCACAGACGCAAGCGCGTCCTGGACAAGTAGGATGGAGCGATAGACCGAGACCCAAAAAAAGGAGTCGCTAATGGTACAAGTTCTTCAGTACGTGCCTTCTTTTCTTGAGACCCTCCAGCCTGCTATCAATCAGGCCGCACAGGGCGCGGGTCAGATGTATGGCATGAGCCAGCTAAATAAGAAGATTCAACAAAATGAGAAAATTCTGGCTGACCCAAATTCTTCAGCTGTACAGAAAGCAGGCGCCTATTCAGCTCAGCCAGACTCTTGGAAAGAATCTTCTGGGACCGTATGGGCAGCAGCTCTGGGACCTCAAGCTGAAATTGAAGCTTATAATCAGTATAAAAATCAGCAACCTAATGGCCAAACTCAAGATCAAAATCCAGCGACTCAAGTCCCTACAGAATTTGAAGGATATAAATTTTCTCCCGAAGAACAGGCCCTTCTAATCCCGAAGCCACCAACTCCAGCAGTAGGTCCATTAGCAGCGGAAGCAAAGATAGAGAACACGAATCGAAACAGAGCAGAAGACCAAACAAATAAATTCTTAGAAAAGATCCCAGATATTGCCGAAATGGATACGGGCCTTCATAAACTTAATGAAGCAAAGAAAATATTAGAGAGTCTGCCCGATGATATAATGAGACAATTGATACAGGCCAAATTACAAGATAAGGATCTAGGCGCGCTAGAAGAGGTTTTTAAAGGTCCGAAGCTCCAGAAGTTATTTAACTTATTACGGCCTTACCTTAAATCTAAAGAACTTGGTGGCTCCAATCCATCAAATAGAGAGTTTTTAGCGGCGGCCTCTTCCCTCCCTTCTGGGCTCAAAACGAAAGAAGCAAACTTATATATCATTGATGAAATGATAAAAGATCAACAAAAGCAACTTAAGTTGCGAAGTTTTTACAATTACGCTACTTCTAAGAATCCATATATATCTCCGCAGAATCTACAAAATATAGGGCGTAAAATTACAAGTCCTGCACCATTAGAAAAAGTTCCTCCAGGGACTGAATTGAGTGATGAAAATGCCGCTCAACTCGTTATACAATTTGGAGACGTAGAGAGGGCTAAAAAAGCTGCGAGGGATGCCGGTTATGATATCCCTTGAAGACCAACAAAATCCACCCACCACTAAACGAAATCCCTTTGCTCAATTCGAAATTACGGAACAACCTAAAGTAGAACAAAAGAGCCAAAATGGTAAGAGAGATCCCTTTGCTCAATTCGAGACCCAAGAAGAACCAAAAAAAGAGGGTCGATATGGAAAAGTAATCGGTAGCGCAGCTCTTTCCGGGATCACGGATATTCCTGCTGGGGTGGAAGATTTTCTGGTTCGAAAACCAATAAAGTATGGGCTTAAAGGCATCCAAGCTGCCGGACTTCCTCTGTCCGATGAGACCATAGAAGACATGACCAAGACCACTCTTCCCACTTCGGAAATTTTATACGAAAAGGGTTATTTAACCGCTCCTGAGACAACTGGAGAGAAATATACTTCGGCCGCTGTCAAAGGCGCAACAGGAGGCGCAGCATTGGGATCTAGATTTGGCTTCCCAGGAGCCGTATTAGGGGCGGTTGGTGGAGCGATTGCCTCTTTAGGTGTGCAGGGAGCGCGAGATTTAGGAATTTCTGAATCTTGGATAGATGCAGCCCAATATGCAACTGGAGTATCTGGTCTCGCTGCTAAAAAGTTTGCCGGTCCTACAAAAAAACAAACCGCTGCTACTGTGAACAGAATCGGCGAACAGGCTGAACGCCCGACTCTTTCAAGGCCGTCTGCCACAATCCAAGAGCAGGCATTAGAGCATCTACAAAAGCCCTTAATACAATCTGAAGGCAACCGAAATATTCCTGTTGGGCCTGGAGCGAGTCCGAGAGATGCAGCGGCATTAGCCGGGAGAGTCTCTAGAGATGTATCCCAATTTGCGACGCGTCCTACTCCTACCATAAATAATGTCTTATCGCCAAATGAGTTCACTAGCGAGGCTGAGGGTGGCCACACTCTGAATGAATTGTCTGTGAATCGATTCAATCAAAGATCGGAAATCAGCAGAGATAATTTCGAGCAAGCTGCTGTTGATGCCCAGCCTTACGAATTTAATTTTGGTGATACAGAAAATTTAAGGGAATTGGTTCAGAGAACTCGTACAGAATTAGAACATACCGGATCTCCGAGTAGAGCCGAGAGAGCGGTTTTAACGCGGCTCCAGGATGTTGAGGCATTAATTGGCGGAGCAGGAGATTTGCAAGGTGGCCCAGCCCAGAGGCTAATAGCTACCTCCAATAGTATTGGCCAATCCCTAAACCATGACCTAGATTATGTTGGAACCGAGAATTTGCTCCGTCCAATCGTTCATGAATTAAATGTAGCAGCGCGAACAGCAGTGTCAAGGGGTGGTGGCTCCATAGAGCGGATAAACCATGCTGATGATTATTATTCAAATTTGGCTGATACATTTTTGAATAAAGATATGAGGCCCTACCTAAACGAATTGGTCTCAAATCCAGAATCTTTATATAAAATGGCCAAAGACGATCCTGGAAAGTTTCGAAGTCTCTATACAGCATTGCATGATACAGAAGATGGTAGACGTGCGCTTAATATATTGACAAACGACCTGGTGAATGACAGATTTAAAGATTATATAAAAGATCCATCTAAAATTGGCGATCAGCACTTCAGAAAACTAATGAAAGATATGCACGCTCTCATCGGTAATGAAGCTGCGGGGAGAGTTCAAGACAATTTCTATTCTAGAAAAATAGCAAATCAACGTCTAAAGACAGCAACTCCTAGAACCAAGGAAGTTCATGCCAGCTCTAAATATTTAGAGATGCCTATAGAGCAATTTGAAAAAAAGCTAGATACAATTAGCGGGATCCGAGAAATATCTAGAGATTTAGAAAAAACAGATAATGGTCGTCGATTGGCCTCTCAGCTATGGAGATCTCAGGCAGAGAATATATTCAAAGACGGACAGGCCCATCCAAAAGCGATTAAGGCTTCTAGAGCTGCCGAACTGCTAAATCAAGAAAAGAACTTCAAAATTATTTCAGAATTTATTGGTGAGGAAGCTGCTAAATCGGAACTAGAAAACCTTCAGTCACTTGGACAAAAAGATATAAATCGATCTAACTCTTCTAAATATATAAAAAATGGTATACTTTTCAAGCTATTCCACGACATATTTATTTAAACAGGTTGTGACATAGGTAAGCTAATATAATAGCTCCAATTAAACTCATCTCATTCCTCCACATTAACAGCTAATTCTCTCGGCAAAATCTCCTTCATAACCAAAACCGCTTTGATCACTGCGATATCCTTTTCGATCTGATTGAACTTTCCGTTCATCCAGAGCATTGATCCAGCGATCGCGGTGACAATGATCACTGTATCCACATGTTTTTTGAGTATATCCATGATAAATCTCCTTATTTGCGACGAGTATACACCCTACTCGATTTGATTTGTAGTGGTAAATACTACTTTATTCTAAAATAAAGTTTACAGCACCATTAAGGAGAAACCCGATGCCTACTCTTCCCACCCCAGTCACCCCATATTACGGTGGCGGCCAAGTTCAAAACCCTGCCAACGTGATCCCTACCTCGGGGGCGCCAAGTAATAAATTCACTGAAGATAGGCTAGGTACTCTGGCGGTGGATAACGCCAACTCTAAAGCTTATATTTTGGCGTCCAAATCAGGGGGAGTAGACACTTGGCAGCAAATCAGCGGCTCCGGCGCTGGCTCTGTATCCTCTGTCTCAGGCACGGCCAATCAGATCACCGCTTCCCCAACTACTGGCGCGGTTGTTCTATCTCTTCCAACCGCTGTGACGGCCCCAGGCTCAGTTACCATCACGACCAAGCTGAACTTCGCGACAGGAGCCAATACATCTACCGGAACCTCTGGAGCGATGTCGTCTGGAGCGGTGACCGTCTCGAATACTTCGGTTACCTCGTCATCTAAGATCTTAGCCTACCCAGCCGTGTTGGGAACAGTGACGTTGCCACAAGCCTACTACATATCGGCCATTACAGCCGGTACCAGCTTCGTTATAACCTCCCAGAGTGCGACGGATACATCGACCTGGAATTACGTCATTATAAACTAAGGATTCACCATGTCAGTCCCAGTATATATACAGCAACCAACCATAGGCAATCGTCCTATGGGTCGCCTAGATGCTCAAAGCAGGCCTATTCCAGGCTCTTGGGGCGATTTAGCGATGCGGGGGATCTATTCAGGCACCAATCTCACTTATATTGGATTGGCGCGCCCTGGATCGTCTACATCGGCGACTGTGTGGCAGATTAGACAACTTACCTACGATGGAAGCAATAACTTGCTATCAATTACGTGGCCTCAAGACTCCAATGGCAAAGCTTCAAATGACTATGAGTTCATTTGGAATAATTACGCGAGTTACACCTATTCATAAAAGGAAAATAAATGTCTCAATATCAATATAATCCTTTTACCAATAATTTGGATATTGTAGGTAGCGGTGGTGGGGGTAGTGGAGTTACTTCGGTTACGGGAACTACCAATCGCATTACAGCCACTCCAACTACGGGAGCTGTGGTTGTTGATATCGCCTCCACCTATGTAGGTCAAACCTCCCTTACTACTTTGGGCACTATCACGACAGGTACCTGGGACTCCACGGCCATTGGTCCAACATTTGGAGGAACTGGGCAGACTTCATACACAACTGGGGATATTCTCTATTCATCTGCATCTAATACTCTTTCCAAACTTCCCATCGGGACTACAGGAGAAATACTTACGGTTGCGGCTGGTATTCCTTCTTGGGCTGCATCTGGGCCCACAGTCACTAGCGTTTCTGGAACAGCGCCGATTGTTGTTACTCCAACTACTGGAAACGCCGTAGTGAGTCTAACAACTCCTCTTGTGGGTCAATATGGAGGAACAGGAGTCGCCAACACAGGGCTTACAATCGATCAAAGCGCTGGGGCTGTTGGATATTTTATGACTAGCGACGGAAGTGGTAACGGAACTTGGCAAGCACCCCCTGGAGTGACTTTGGTTTCATACACCCCACAAATGGGAGATGGCGGCAACAACTTCATTACAGTAGGTAGCCTAGCCGGTTATTGCGAAATAGGGCCTAACCTAGTTTGGGTTTTTGTCCACATCAATTGGAGCAGTCAAGGGGCCGCTAATCCATCGTCTATTTGCCAAATTTCTCTTCCCTTTGCAATCGGATCTGATAGGGCTACATTTTCCCCTGGGTATTTACATGGGTTCCCTACAGGCCCTACTCAATTTGTATATTTGCTCCAATATACCCAGCAGTACGTCACTATCGGGGGGATAAATTCAGGAACAACAGTGCAGCAAGATTGTGGTTCCTTTTCTTCAAGCGGAGAGTGCCAGTTCTCAGGTGTCTATTACACAATGTAATTAGTATCTAAACAAGTAAGGTAAAGTGTCAACAAGCTCAGGTTCAATACCTCCTCCATCATCACTAGCCTACACAGGAGCGGTCGTCGTCCCGTTCATTAATCGTACCTTCAATCCACAGACGACATTCAATACTTTCCCCGTTCCTACCATCTGGGTCAATACAGCCTCAAGTACGGCGTTTATTCTGGTGAGTAAGGCCGATGGTGTGGCCGTCTGGATCAGGATCGGGGCTACTTCCCCATCTTCATTTACTTGGAACGTCATCTCGGCTAGTGAAGCGATGGCCTCCAACAATGGCTACGTATGCGTCTCCCCAGGAGGTGCTTTGGCGCTATCTCTACCGGTCGTATCGGCGGTAGGAGATCTGATCGAAGTGACTCTAGATGGGTCTACTTCATTTTCTGTGACTCAAGGGGCCGGACAACAAATAAGAATGGGCAATTTATCTACCACAGCCGGAGTGGGAGGCAGTATTTCATCGACCGCTCAAGGCGACTCTATCCAAATGGTGTGTAGCGTAGCAGATTTAAAATGGAACATTTTATCCACGACGGGCAATCCAACTATAGTATAAGGAATATATGGGCACAAACAACTCAATCAACCTCCAATCGTCAGGGATTACTGGCTATGATGGAGCAGGAACATTTAACGGAAACGCCGTTACACAACACTCTATCTTAATCGGTGGAGCGAACGCACACACAATCAATAACCTCGGAGTGGCGACCAACGGGCAGCTGCCTATTGGCTCAACTGGAGCCGACCCTGTATTGGCTACTTTGACCGCTGGGACAGGCGTATCGATCACTAACGCAGCAGGGTCGATCACTATTAACGCTTCAGGCGGCGGCTTTTCTTGGACTGACGTTACTGGAACGTCCCAAGCCATCGCCGTTAACAACGGCTATACCGCTAATAATAGTGGCCTGGTCACTCTTACATTGCCCTCTACGGCCGCTTATGGAAGCGTGATTGCAGTTGTCGGTAAAGGGGCAGGACTTTGGAAAATCGCTCAAAACTCTGGGCAAACGATCCATTTCGGAACCCTAAATAGCACAACAGGAACAGGCGGATCTGTAGCATCTACCTTCCAGTATGATGTAGTATATCTACTCTGCACGATAGCCAATACCGACTTCACCGTAACGGACTCAATCGGCAACCTAACGGTGGTTTAATGGGGACTAATAATGCAATCAATTTACAATCCTCTGGGATAGCCGGATATAACGGAACGGGCACGTTTAACGCAAGCACTGTCACCCAGCACTCCCTCCTCTTAGGAGGTTCGAACAACCATACTATTAATAGTCTGGGAGTCGCCACAAACGGAAAGATCCCAATCGGCTCTACTGGAGCAGATCCGGTTCTGGCTAATATAACGGCAGGCACTGGGATCAGCGTTACGAACGGAGCCGGATCGATCACTATCAGCTCTTCGGGCTCTTCTTCCATCACTATAACAGGAGATACGGGCGGCTCTATCACTGGCTCTTCTTTTACGATCTATTGTGGTCAATCGGTGACTAATTGTGGATCTTCTGTGGGTTTTAATGCCAGCGGAGGGTCAATTTTGACTCTAGATGTCACAGATGGATCTGGGAATACATTAATAGGCAGTGGATCTGGAAATGCATCTATTACGGGGGGAAGTAATACTGGTTTAGGGGGTTCTACTCTTTCGGCTTTGACTAGCGGAAATTTTAATGTAGCAATTGGATCGGGCACATTGGTCTCGTTAACCGGTGGAAGCAACAATACCGCTACAGGACAAAATAGTCTCTCTGCTTGTGTATCTGGAACCGATAACTCTTTTTGTGGCTACTCTACTGGTGAAGCCATTGTGGGAGGAGGTAATAATTGTGGCGTTGGTTCCCAGACTTTGACGCATCTCACTGGTGGTTCTTATAATATTATTTTAGGCTCTCAATCAGGTAATAATTATACTGGTAATGAATCATCTAATATATTGATTGGAGCTCTGAACGACGGAACAGTTAGCGAATCGAATGTATTGAGAATAGGAAACGCTACCGGTACGGGGAATGGAAATATTAATGCCTCGTATATACAAGGCATATATGGTGCATCTCCCTCATCTCCTCAGGTGGTAACGATTAATTCGGCTGGATTGATGGGAACAGGAGGCACCACCGTATTAAATTTAGGAAGTGGAATTTCTACAGCTCCCGTAAGTTCTCATACAGCTACTTCAGGATTTGGAACAATTACGGCTGGAACAGCAGCTCAAAATACATTAGGGTATGATGTTTTATTGACTATGGTCATAAACATAACCGCAGCAGTTACAGGTGCTACAGTAAAAATTGGGACTGGATCTACGTCTACTCCAACAGTTGATGCAATTACCCCTTCTTTATCGGCAGCCACAGTCATCTCAGCAAGTGCCATCGTCCCAAGTAACTACTACATATTAGTAAAC